ATTAGGCCAGTTGTCAAGAGGTGGAGGTAATAGTGGTGGTGCAGTGTATGCTACCTCACCTTATAATTGGAATAAGAATGTTCTTTTGTGCTTGCAAGATATATTACAGGACGAAAGTATAGACACATCATTTAACTTCAGAACACTATGAATAAACAAGAAGTAGAGGCCTTGATAGATAAACTAGCAAACAAAGAGTTGAGCTTTGGGTGTAGAGTTAGAATTAAGCGAAAGGCTAGTTGCCACCCAGAATGTAGTATTTATACAAACGGCACTATCGTATCTCGTAAGCAAAAGGGCGTTTATCATGTTGTGTATAGCAATAATAAAGATGTAATATTGAACGACACAGAATGGAGTAAAGTCCTCGGACATCCAGTCCTAATAGGTGATGTGTTGGAAAAGCTACCTAAAATTGCAGAAGTTTGTGCTAGTGGACAAGGAGTTGCTTCGAATTTCGTAGAACAATGGCAAACGCATGGGGTAATAGAACGTTGGTATAATTGCGGTTTCACAAAGAGCCTCAACGAGATTATGGAGGATAGTGGGTTTGAGGAAGTGCCACCTTATTGTGATGAAAATATAGGTGTTGTAATTACAGACGGAGAACAACTCAAAGACCCCAACGCTAGAGCCTTATTTGAATTCCTTAACTCAATATTTTAATGGCAAAGAAAAAATCAGAAAGACAGAAAGCAGAGGACAGACTTTGGTTTTGGTTTAGCAAATTCATAAGACTGCGAGATTGCATAAGAACTACTGGCGATATTTATGGGGGGCGGTGCATAAGTTGTGGAGAATATGTGCCTTTCAAGGAGGGGGATTGCGGACATTGGCTTAGTAGAATGATAAAAACCACGAAATATCACGAAAAGAATAATCACCTACAATGCAAAAGATGCAACAAATGGCTATCTGGGAATGCTGCGGAATATGCTTTGGCATTAAACAATCTATATGGGATTGAGTTATTACAGGAATTGGAGGAATTAAAGATCATGTTTAAATCTGGAAGGTATAAACCCCTCGCATCTTCCGAAATGCGATTGATGGGAAAGCACTACAAAAAGGCTTATGAAATGCTTTTACAGAATGGCTAACTTGTGCTAGAATAGGAGTAATTAACCTAAAGCCATGAAACAATTAAAAATTGAGTATGTTCCAATTACAGAGCTAAAAGAATACCCAAACAATCCAAAGAAGCATCCAAAGGCTCAAGTTGAAAGCATTATGAAGTCCATGAAAGAAGTCGGCTTTGTTGTTCCTGCTCTTGTTGACAAGGGGGGGAATATTATTGCAGGACATGGGAGGTTGTTAGCCGCCAAAGGAATAGGAATGAAAGAGATCCCTTGCGTTAGACTGGAAGGGCTGACAGAAGCACAGGTAAAGTTTCTACGGCTTGCTGATAATAAACTCGCAGAGAGCCAATACGATAAAGAAATGTTAGTAAAAGAGTTGGAGGAATTAAAACTTGATGGCTTTGATGTTGAGCTGACTGGCTATGATGTTGAAAAATTAAGGGATCAAGCTGTGATGGGGGATGTCCCTTTCACTACCGAGCTAATGGAGGAAAATAATTACATTGTATTCGCCTTTAACAATTCAATAGACTGGAATGTTATCAAAGACCATTTTGGATTAGAAACCGTGCAGTCAAACGATAGCAAGGAAAATTATCGCAGAATGGGAGTCGGGCGGATCGTTGATGGACAATTTCTTTTAAAAATAATTGGATGATTGCAATTCCTTCTTATAAGAGGCACGACAATTGCCAAACAGCGAAGTATCTTAAAAAGGCTGTTATTTTTTGCCATGAGTTTGAGGTGAAAGATTACGAAAAATGCAATGATAATCTGGTTGTTAGTATTCCAGACGAATTACAAGGCAAAGGAATGGGGATAATAAGAAACTATATCCTAGACCATTCGGACGAAGAGGTGCTAATGATGGATGATGATGTGAGCTATGTCGGGTTGTATGATAAAGGAATTTTAATAAAACTAAATGAGCAGGAGGTTTACGATTTTATTGAAAGCGGATTTAGAATGTGCAGAGAATTAGGGACAACCTTATGGGGAGTAAATCTGCAATCGGACAAGAAGTTTTATAGAGAATATTCACCTTTCAGCCTTACAAGTGTAGTCCTAGGCCCTTTTTTTGGTGTTATAAACGACCATGATTTGCGTTTTGATGAGGATCTAGGCTTAAAAGAGGACTACGACTTTTCAATTCAAGTGGCAAATAAGTATAGGAAGATTCTCCGATTCAATAAATACCATTATTCTTGCGGACATATTAAGCTAAAGGGAGGTTGTGCAAGTTATAGGACAATGCAAAAGGAACATGACCAAGCAATTGCTTTCCAAAAGAAATGGGGGAGTTCAATAATAACAATTCAAAGAAAGACACAAGGGGGCAACTTGTCAATCAACCCAGTTGTTTTTCTACCAATAAAAGGAATATGAAAATTTGCATACCATCATACAATCGGGCAGGGAAGGTTCATGCTTTTGATGTCTTTGACGAATGTTACATAGTAATACCTAAATCACAGGAGCAGGTTTCTGGGGATTCAATACTAATTCCGATCCAATGAGATTTAGAGAAATGCACCCATTGAGTTTAACAAAGCAATTCTTTTGGGGAGTTGGTATAATAAAAGACGAATTCAGATATGATATAGATATTCCTTTTGGGGAGGATATAGATTTCTTCCTTCAAAAAGCTAATCACTATAGGAAGGTTTTAAGATTTAACTACTATTCGTGGAAAAGGATTGATCAGAAAGCAGGAGGGATTCCAGACAGAAGTCACAGTAAAATTAAAAAGAGCTATGACAACTTAATCAACAAATGGGGATCTAAGATAGTAAGATATAAAAAAGAAAAAGATTTATTACTAGCATTTAACTCACCCTTAAAAGGGATTTAATTATGACTAAAAACAAAGGAGGCAGACCTACTGCAATGACCGAAGAGGTGATACGAAAACTAGAACAGGTATTTGCTTATGGTGCAAGTGACAGAGAGGCTTGTGTATATGCAGGAATAGTCCCATCAACATTATATAAATATTGCGAAGAGAACCCAAAGTTTTCGGAGCGAAAGGAGCTTCTCAAGGAAAAGCCTATTTTAATGGCAAGAGAGAGTGTCATGGCAGGGATTCAAAAAGATTCCAGATTGGCTTTGGATTTCTTAAAGAGCAAGAAGCGAGAAGAATTTTACGAGAAGAATCAAACAGAAGTAATTGAGCCGAGCGTAATTCAGATAATAAAAGGGAATGGAAAAAATAATAAGACCAGCAAATCTAACTGATAAACAGCATGAAGCATGGATGCACTTAACTCATGAGAACACCCAGATAACAGAACTTGGATTTGGAGGGGGGGCAGGAGGTGCAAAGAGTTGGCTCGGCTGTCTTTGGGTTGTTTCAATGTGCGAGGCATTTCCAAAGGTTCGGTTTGTGATAGGGAGAAAGGAATTAAAAAGATTGAAGAACACAACTCTTGTTACATTTTTCAAAGTATGTGAGGAATATGGATTTGAAGCGGAAAAGCATTATCATTATAATTCACAAGATGGGCATATCAAATGGTGGAACGGGAGCATGATTCTTTTAATGGATCTGGCTAATCAACCTTCTGATCCTTTATATTTAAGGCTCGGCTCGTTAGAGATAACAGGAGCTTTCATAGATGAGTCCAATGAAATCTTATTCCAAGCAATTGATATTCTTTCCACTCGTATTGGTAGGCATTTAAATAAGGAATACAATATCCCTGCTAAACTTCTGGAAACATTCAATCCAGATAAGGGGCATATTTATAGAAGATACTACAAGCCGTGGAAAGAGGGGACATTACCGCCTTACAGGACATTTATTAAGGCTCTAGCCATTGATAACCCTTATCTGCCAGAATCATACATTGAACAATTGAAAAGGGCTGACAAGGTAACGAGAGAGCGACTACTATATGGGAACTTTGAGTATGATGATGATCCCACCTTGCTATTTGAATATGACGATATTCTGGATTTGTTTACTAATAAACCAGAAAAGGGAGAAAAGAAATATATAAGCTGTGATGTGGCAAGGCTCGGGGCTGACAAAACGGTGATTTGTTTATGGGAAGGTTTATACTGCAAGAAAATCTGGAAGTATGACAAGACTTTAGTTTCGGAAACAATTGCTGAAATCATAAGAATATCCGAAGAATATGCTGTGAAAAGGTCGCATATTGTTATTGACGAAGATGGTGTGGGGGGTGGAGTGGTTGACGGTTTAATAGGGTGCAAGGGGTTTGTGAATAATTCCAGAGCATTAAAACCTTATGCAAAGGAGATCCCTAATTACCAAAACCTTAAAACTCAATGCTACTTTGAATTTGCTAGACTGACGAAAAATGGTAAAATAGGAATTGGAGAAATAGAAAGTGCTGAAAAAGATTTAATTATAGGGGAGCTTTCGCAGGTAAAACAGAAAGATCCAGACAAAGATGGAAAGATTGCGTTGATCGGCAAAGAGACTATCAAAGAGAACATTGGCAGGTCACCTGATTTTGCTGATGCACTAATGATGAGGATGTATTTTGAACTAAAAGGAACACCTATTCTAAAACCAATATTTATATGAAACTAAAAATACCATTTTCTGACACAACCTTAGTTCTAGGGAAAAAAGCGGTAGAAGCAGCGAAACAATCCTTAATGTATGGGGTTTACAAAAACTTTATGGGATCGGGTGCAAGGGTAAACGTTGATTTGCTCTATAAGTTATACAATCGGCTTGTTGATGTTAAGCAATCCGTTAAGAAGATTCAAAATGCAACGGCTAAATCTGGTTATCTTTTTGAGGATATAAACGATCCAGAGAAAGAACCGAACCAATCAGATGTAAAGATTATAGAAGAATTCATAAATAACGAGGCAATGCCTTTTGATATATGGAAAAAAACATGGGTAAGAGATAG